GAAAAAATGCTCTCCATGTGTTGATTGATTGAATATGAAATCACGATAATTTTTGTTTAAAAAATCACATTTCGGAGCAATGTCAAGATGCAGGTATTGCCCGTATCTCCATACTCCAGCCCCGTATCCTCTAAAGACGATTAGTCGGTTATTTATCAGTAGGCTCATTGTCTGCTGCTTGTGTTACAATTGTTATTGGGTATAGCTCTGTAATCTGCCTAATTCTTTTAAATTCTCCGTGGGTGTGTATTAGTAACTTTGCTGTATGATAGGCATCACTAAAATGGTCTGCAGGGATATATTTTGTTTCTGTTTGATGAATTTTCCCATTATAAAAATCAATTCTGAAAAGTGTTTTAGTTGTTTCCATTTTTGTTAAATTTTAAAAGTGAGTTTATTCAAGTTTTTATTAGTAAACCTCTACTTCTTCGAGTTGGTACGCTCCACGTTGTATGATGTCTTCGAGTTGTTCTTCGGCTTCATCTTTGAGGTCAGACAAGATGTCTCCGTATTCGTCTACTTCTACTTCGATTGTTGCGAACAGCTTGATGAATACATCTACTTTTTTTTGTGCATGTGCGTTCGAGTCATAAGTAGACCCAAGAGGGTATCCGTTTCCGTTAAACATAGTTATAAATTTTTAGTAAGTTTCGTGTCAAAATTTTTCGCAGTATATCTGTTGGCAACATAGAGAGCTTTGGAGTGGTCTCGGTAGATAAATTCGTGCTGAATGTTGCCACGTTTTGCAGTGAGTTTGTAGGTTGTCATGCCGGGCATTCTTCTTCGGTAAGGAACAGCGCATCGCCATAAATTGGCTTTCTTTCGTTTTCCGTGAAAGCGTACATTGTGGCCGTGGGGTTGTGTGGAAGCGAGTATTTGTTGCCTTGTGCAGCATGGTACATTCTGCCACTCCCCGGCATGGGTGTGTAGGTAAGAGATGAGGCGTGGGGAATGTTGATTATCTGTGTAATTTCGGCTTCTGTGTATCTGTCTGGTCGTTGAGGGAGTTCAACGAGTCCTCGGTTGGGGAAAATCTTAAGTGCCATAATTTTGTTTCTAAGCGATTATTTTGTATGTTGACGTATAATTGTGCATCTTTAAGGGGAAAGTTCGTCAGAACGCCTTAAATCGTGCTTATTTTGGATTTTGCGTTTGTTTCGTGCCGTTGGTAGCTGGTTTGACTATCTGTTCTTCGATAAGTGAGATGCACTTTTCTTCGAGAGCTTGCCCCTCACGGACGGTCTTGACGGTGGCTGCCAGCCGTTCGGTCATGACCTTGACTGCTTCGTCTGACACATCGGCATGTATTCGGAACAACATCAACATGTCGTTTAGTCCGTCAGACAGTCCTGTCAGTTCTTCGCTAATGGTGAGCTGGTGGCACACTTCGGAGAGTGCTGCCCGCAAGGATTTGGCGAGTCGGAGAATGTTTCCGAGTTTGAGGCGTGTTTCGTAGGTTGCCGTCATGCGCAAGCGGTCGATGGGTGCGAGGTAGTCGAGTACTGCCGAGTCGAGGTTGTCGCAAAGGACTTGCAGGAGGTAGGTCTGGTACTTGACGGTGTAGATGTCGGTGGCTACCTGACGAGTGTTGCTGTGAGATTTGAGTGTAAGTTTCATAGCACGGCTTCGATTTTGGACTCAGAAAGTTTAACAAGCTCCATGTCGTCATATCCTTGTCGGAGGTGTTCACGGACGATTTGTCGGGCCTTGTCGAAGTCTTCGGCAAAGAGCAGTACGGCATACTTCATGGCAGATTTTTTACCGTCAATGTCGTATTGCTGCTGGAGTGTTGCAACAAAGGCTCGACTGTCATCGGTGGGGCTGTTGAGTACTTCCATGAGCTTAGACTTCTTGATGGCGTATGTCTCATTGTCGGGGTGTTGTTGCAGTATGACGTGTTCGGCTTCGGCATAGAACTGTTGTTCGGTCAAGTATTTGTGTGTAGTGCAACTTTCTTTGCCTTTATCGTTAATTTCTTTCAGTTTGGCTGTAATTTCGTAAAACATGATTTTGAGATTTTTAGTGATTAGTTTTTGATTTTTTGTATTCTTCGTAGGTTACGCACCGTGGGTCTCGCTCTTGGTTGCGCTGCTGTCGTTTCAGGCTTTCGGCTTCGTCAATGCGAGCGTTGCGGTAGTCCATGAAGTCGTGTCGGAACTTGTCGCATATCTCGCAAGATGTGTTGCCGTACATTCGCCACATACCTGTGCGGAGTTGTGCAAAAAAGAGTGCTATTTCGGACACGGTGTAGTTGCGCATAACGGAGAGAATTTCCTGACACATGGTTTGCAACTGTTCTTCGGTGAGCCGTGCGCCGGCCGTGGTGTTAAGGTTGAGGTAAGCTCCGAGTTGTGTGCCAATGAACATTCTGACCGCTGGCGCACCGAACAGGGCTGTAGCTTGGTTGAGCGTGGGGTATTCTTCTGTCCATGCCAGAATGGGTTTTGTGAGTAATTGCAAGGTGTTGGAGGGATGCCAGTAGGCGAGGAATGCTTTAGGGCTGTGCCATTTAGCTTTCCAGCGTTCAACTGTCTCCGTGGGCAAAGTTCGCAATAGCGTTTGTGAGCGTCTCTTGATAATCGGCTCTTGGATTAGTTTCTGTAGTTTTTCTGCCATTTTGATTTTTGTTGAGTTGGTATCTCAGCCAGTCAACGAAGTGTGAGCGTATGTCACGGTCGTTTTGGTGCGTGGTTTGTTTGGCTCTGCACTCTGCACTGAATTGCTCTATGTGTTCTTGGAGTTGCGTTTGCGTTATTTTGTAACATCGGCAAACGTCCTCTTGCCACATCGGGGCGTTTTGCATTGACTGAATGAGTCGTTGTTCGTGGTTATCGGGATTGGGAAAAATATCAGGTTGAGTGTGTGTGTGAATTGTTTCTTTTTTACACACACTATTAACATTATCATTTACATTTACATTTACATTTACATTAAGTTTGTTTTTTTTGTTTTTTGTTTTGCCTAACTCGCTGGTAATTAGGGTGTTGTCGGCTGAATTTTGCAAAACAAATCCCTCTGAATTGTTTTTGAATTGTTTTTGAATTGTTTTTTTTCGGGCGTTTTGGTTGCCCATTGGCGCACCTCTTTTTTTACCGTTTGTTGCCAAATCTCTGCGATTGATACTTGCGTCTAATTGAGGTTTAATTAACGCCCAGACACCTTTTTCTGCACCGTTGAGTTGTGGTTCAATTCCGTTAAGTGCATAGCCCGTAACAGCTTTATACAGTACAATTTGCACTTCGTCAGGAAAGCACTCTATTGCGTCTAAGAAAGATTTATAAAAAACGAAGCTGTCTCGTATCATAGGGGCTTTTGGTTTGATAGTTTTCTGACCAACAAACGAGCGAGACGCCCTTTGTTCTGTGACCGTGTGCTGTTGGCGGTTTTGAGTTCTTCTCCTACCTGTGTAAGCAGCTCCAGAATGAGCCGTCTCTCTGCGTTTGTTATCTGATACATAGTTACTTGTAGTTTTCGTTGTGGTCGTCTGGCGTGTATGGCTTGAAGTTGCTCAAGTAGGTGCTTTTCTCGCCCCTTTGGACGTTTTTTGGAAGCACTATACGGAGGGTGTGTGTATGGCCGTATTTGTCGGGTATGTCGTTTTCGTCAATGGCTACTTTAAGGTAGCGTGTTTGGCCGTCACGTGTGAGTCTCCACCATTCATCTGGAATGTTTTGCAGGGTAGTTGCTTTGATAAATCCTGTTACAGTTTTCATTGCGGTGTTATTTAATTAAGAAGCGTCTGCTTCCTTGTTTTGTTTGTAAAAATTTTTCGTATTCTTCTGGGTTTCTTTCTGGAACGCTTTCTCATCAAACTTAGTGCTGTTCTTTGATGGCTTTCAGCTCGTTTTGCTCGCTTCCATCCGCGTTTTTGATAATGTACTTTTTCATTTTCTTTGTTGTTAAAATGGTGACTTGTTGAAATTGATAGTCATTCCCGAACGGGCAACGGTGACAACCTTGTGTGTCAGGTCCGCAATTCCTTGCTGGAACTCAACGGCGTTTGAATTGCCATCGGAAAGATGAATCAACACGATGTTGTGAACTTCTGAAAGGTCGTTCGCTTGCAATATCTCCTTGCACGTATCAAAGCTGCAATGGCTTTTCATCGTTCTTGCCCTCAATTTTGCCGGAATCAACCCGGCTTCCACGTTGGCATCCAAGATGTCTTGGCGATAGTTGCATTCAATAAGAATGTTATTCAAGCCATCGAACGTGTATTGCAGATAATATGTGTCGGTCGCGAATAACACCGTGCCACATTCGGGATGCGCTATCAGATACCCGAAAGGCTGGGCGGCATCGTGTTCGGTGTCAAATGGAAAAACACCGAAATTTCCTATCTTGTGCAACACGTTTTCGGTCATTGCGTGTGCCAATGGATGCGATGTCAACCCAAGGGCGTTTCTTGTCCCGTCCGACATATAGCAAGGAATCATGGCATCAAGGCAACGTTTGACGTGCTTTGCATGGTCGCCGTGTTCGTGCGATATGATGCAAGCCTTGATTCGTGTGATGTCGAAATCAACCGCCTTTTGTACGTTCTTGAAAGCGATTCCACATTCAATCATCAACGCTTCCTTGCCGTTGTCAAGCAAGTAACAATTGCCCTTGCTGGACGAACCCAACATTTTCAATTCCATTTGCCTTTCGGTTTAAGTGACTAAAACCCCGGAATTGGGTCGTTATTTGCGTTTTTCGCCACTTTCGCGTTATTGGTGGGTGTTTCCTTTGCCGCGGTATAATCGTGGCTTATTTCGTCCGTTTCCGTGTCAACGACTTGGGATGTTTCGGATGATGCTTCAATAACGATGTGTTTCTTGTTGGCGTGGTTGCGCTTGTCCTGTTCCACTTCGTCCTTGATTTCCACGAAATCGGCATCCTTGATGCCTTTTTCTTCGGCGGTGTACATCGCGCCCAATTGCGCCGGGAACGCTTCGCGCAAGGCTTGAACCTTGGCAACCTTGGAAATCATCGTTGATGGCTTTTCTTTCCAAATCGATTGTTTCTTGTCGTATTCATCCAATCGAACCTTGGCAACGGTTGGATAACGGCGGTCGGAACGATAGACTTTTGCCCATCCGCCAACCAACTTGTCGTTGTCGGCAAAGAAACAACCCTCCAATTCAACGACCTTGCCATCACGAATGACGATGATTCCGGCTTCGATGCCCTCATAGTTTTCGCAAGCATCGGCGCGCTTCAACAACGCTTCCTTGCTGACAACCATTGTCGCGGGCGTTGTGCCGTACTTGACAAGGTAGGCTTCACCCAAGAACGGGTTAAGCTGGTTGAACTTGCAAATGCTTATGAACTGAACCAAATCTTGGTCGGAAACCTTGCCACCGCCTTTCACCAAGTAATCGCGAACGATTTGATAAGACAATCTTACGTCTTGTCCGGCGACATTGTAATTGCAAACGCCCTTTTCATTGATAGGGGCAATTGCTTGTTGTGCTGAATCTGCCATAATGTTATTTATTTAATTGTTAATTTATTGTCGTTTGTCACGACAAGGTTTATCACTTGCGATTGAACCGGGATGATTTCGTTGACCGATTCGCGGTTGTCAATGAATATCGGCGCACATATACCATAGAACGCGCACAATGTGTTGATGATGTCAAGTCCGGCATTCATTTGGCTTGCGGTGTTCGCGCTGCCATACGGAACGCCATTACATAATGGGATGCACGTTTCAACCGGATTGCCATCCAAGGTGTAATCTAACAACCGGAAAGTCACGAAATGGAACTTGGCGTTGATGCGCTTTTCGCATTCCAAAACCTTTGTCTTATTGAATTGCTCAACCGTGTATTCTTCGCGTTCGATGTCGGCAATTTTCTGGGCAACATCTTTGCCGTGTGCTTCAAGGTCGGCAATCTCGTTGTTGCATCTTTCGATTGCGCCACGCTTGGCAAGACGGGTTGAAACATCGTTGCGCTTGGTCATCCATTCTTTCTTTGATGCTTGCAACGCGCTTGTGTCAACGCCCGTGTTGTCGGTTGTGATGGTTGCCTTGATGTCGGCAATCTGCTTTTGCAGTTCCACCCATTCCGGGATATTGTCGGGGACAACTTCGGCGGTCGCCTTTTCCGGTAAGGTTTCAAGCGTTGCTTGTGCGGTTTTGATGCGCGAATCCAATCCGTTGTTTTCCTCGCGATACGCGTCAACGGACTTTTGCTTTTCGGCTGCATCCGCTTCAAGTTGCGCAATCTTTTCGCCAAGGTGCTTTCCCTTGTTCGTGATGTCGGTCAAGTTGCCCATCTTGGCTTTGTCGAAAACGTCCTTTGCTTTCGCAATCATATCATCCGGCAATGATTGTCCGCAATGTGGGCAAGTTGTTTCGCCGGAATACTCCTTGGCGTTCTCCTTGTGCCATGATTCGCGCAACGTGTCTTGTTCTCCCTTGCACTTGTCAATGTTACGATGGAGGCGGGCGATGTCAACTTGTATTGTGGCGCAATTACGCTTGTTCGTGTCAAGTTGTGATTGCAACGTCTTGATTTCGTTGGCAATCTCGCGGCGTTGTGCGTTGGCTTCAAACGCGGAATCCTGTGCCTTTGTCTTTGCGTCAAGCACTACTTGTTGCGCCTGTGTGGTCAACTCGTTCACGCGGGCATGCTTGGCTTGTTCCGCTTCATATTGCTTGCGAATCGCCTTGTTCACATCTGCAATCGCGTTGTCGATGTCGGCGATTTCCTTGTCAATGTCGGAAAGCTGGGATTCAAGGGCGGCGAAATCTTCCGGTTCGGGCATCATCTTGTGCGTTTGGTCAATACGCGGTTGAATCTGCTCCAATTCCTCGTTCAAGCGTTTCTTGCGTGCTGCCATTTCTTTTTTGTAGTCCGCAAGCGACTTGCCGGATATGGCATCCAACAACTTGACGAAATCGGGATTGTTCGCGGCAATTTCGTCATCGGTCACGCTTCCGGCAAGTTGGAACAATTGTCCACGCTGCAATTGCCACTTCATGCCGACAAAGAACGCCGGATTGGTTATCATCTTGAAAACGGATGAATCAACGATGGCTTGAATGCGCTTGTCATACTCGCCGACACTGACCGGGGTTTCGTTCCACCAACATTCCGTGTGATTGCCCTTGTACACCTGTTCAACTTGTCCGCGTGGCTTTACCCAATCTTCAACGAAAGCGCGCTTTAAGGTGATTTCTTCACCATCCACGATGATGACACCCGTCACGCTGCATTCGCACTTGTGCAATTCTTCGCCGTTGACACGGGTCTTGATTTCGTAATCCTTACGGTCGTGCGCGTCCTTGCCGAACAAAAGCCAAATGAACGCGTCAAAATGTCTTGACTTGCCAAGTCCGTTTCCGCCGGAAATGGTCGTGACATCCGGATTGAATGCCGTTGTCCGTTTCTGTTCACCCTTGAAATTGCAAAGGGTGATGAATTTCAATGTTACTTGTTTCATTGTTGCAATATTATTTGTTGTTGAATAATTTGGCAACGCTTTGCGGTTGCTCAACTGTAATAATTTCGCTCATAGTGATAAAGTGTTAATAAGTTATTTTGTTTTTAATTCCGTTATTTTCTTGATAATGGTGTGTAGGAAGGCTCGGCCTGTCTCTGTCCAGACGGTTATAGTGTTCGTTCCTTGTTCGCCACTAGAACTTATATAGGTGTGTGTGCGTGTTTTGGTGTAGCCCTTTGCCGAATATCTTGCTGTTAGCAACCATTGTCCACTCTGGCGAAACATTATGCCGTTGTCGCATAGTATCTTCTGTAGTGCCTGTGCGCTTGTCATGTCAAGTTCTTTCGCAATCTGAGTGGTGGTATAGGTGCGGTCACTTGCTAATACTTCGTCAACATACGCTACCTTAGGGGCTTGCAGTTTGAGCTGTTCTGCTTGCAGGGCAATACGTTTGTCTCGAAGTTCAATGGTGTGTTGGGCCATTAATACTGCTCTTGCGAGAGTTTCTTCGGGGGTTTCGTCTTTGACGGTCATGTAACCGCCCTGTTTGCGAATAGCGGGAAGAACTTCCGCTGTCACCCATTTGCGGAACTGACGTGCGAACGGCTTACGGCTGTCGAAGATTGCATCATAAAGACCGTCCTCGGTAACGAATAAAACCAGTTGTGTACCTCCATCGGTCGAAAGGGGGTGGTTTGAAACAACACCCTTTTCATTAGGTAAATTGTTACGTCTTAGTCGTTGAGCAACGTCTCGGGCTTGTAAGCCTAATACATCGCAAACGTCTTTAAGGCAAAACAGTGGTTCGCCCTGCTCGTCTGTAGTGGTTCGGATTTGCCCGAACTCGGGATTGTTAAAAATTTTAATCTCGTTCATAATATTTTCGTTTATTTGTTATGTGTGTGGCGTGGGAGGGACTCGAACCCTCCGAAACAAAACAATGAAATGGAAAAACAAGTTCTCAAACAAGTCGCCCACCGCCACTGCGGTTGCTCACGCCTACCAAGGCCATCGCTGGCGTTTAAAAAGTTCCTAAGCTTTTTAATCAGACTGTTTCCATTTGTCAATAATATATTTTAGTCCGTCTCGAAATTTCTTTTCTGAGATGTCTTCACGGTCAACAAGTGTTTTTATGTCTTGTACTATATTCCATGCAACAGGTGTGTTGCTGGTAACGTTATAGCCGTTTGCAACAAGCAACCCTCTGATGTTGCCGACTATTATTCCAACACAGCCATTTATTTGTAAGGCGTAAAATTTTATTTTGTTATTAAGCTCGTCAATCTTTTTGCAGTCAGCATCAAGAAGTGTGCATATCACATACTTTGAATCCTCTTCCAGTTCAAGGCGTTCCAGTCTGCAATCCCAAATTCTTTCTTTGTTTAGTTTTATTCTCGTGAATTCTGGTGTAAGCTCGTTAAAGCACGTTTTAAGTTCTTCTTGTAGTGTCATAATTTTTGTTTATTTTATTTTACTTTTATACCAAATGGTGTTCCATCAAGGAATGTTTTATATTGAAAAAGGGCAGAAAATGATGCCCCATTACCATCTCCAAAAATACAACCATCATCTTTAACTTCTATTATAGAATAAAGGTATTTATTAGCAGCTCTTATCCAACCAAAAGGTTGATGCTTTTGCATTTCTTCCTGACACTCTTGAATATTTTTAAAAGGTCGAAATATTGATTTTGGTTTTACACGATATTCTCTATCAGGAAGCCAATCAGGTGTAACTGTATGCCACATATTGCCTTTATCTTTAGTTTCTATTTCTTCGCCATTAACATATGCTTGCATTACCTCAACAAGCTTTTTTGTTTCTTCTTTTGTCATTGTTTTTTTTATTTTAGTTTTTAAAAAGGCGGCACGAATGACTATCCAGTGCAGACGCACCGCCTTGGGTTCCTAAACCTTCGATATTTTTAGTCTAATTCTGTAATTCCCAACCTGTGTCCTGTGGAGATTATCTTGTTAAGATATTCATAAAGGCTGTGTATGCCAAAAGCAGTACACAATGCTGAGTGTTTGTTGTTGTGTCGGTGTGATAGGTGTAAGCCGCACGCATCAGCGACTATTTTTGCATCGGCCTTGTATGTGGCGTATAAGCTGCCATTGCGAACGAGTATTACGACTTCTGGGTGTCTTTTCTTAACTCTGTTGTAAGTGCGGAATGCTTCTAATTCTGTTGCCATAGTGGTAAGTGTTTTAGGCGTTGTAGCTATGCGTCGATAATGCTTTTTATTATGCTGTGTTTCGCCAGCTTGTCGATGGCTTTGCTGTGCCATTTTTTAGCAAGCATGTAGGAGGCGGGTATCCAGCCTATGGCGAGTATGACAAGGAAAAGGTTGCCGGTGCAGGCAAGGAGGTAGGTGGGCGTGAGAAGTACGCTCATCTTGATGAACATAGAGGCTGTCATAGTCTTGATTTTAATTCGTTAATTAATATAGGTTTGTCGGTGTCCATCCATGGACAGTCGCAATCGTGTCGGTCGGAGGCGTGTTCGCAAGCGTCTTTCAGGAGGCTGTCTTGCAGGGCAATGATATGCTTTGCCACGTCTAACTCGGAGGCTGTCTTGTAGGTTGCAGCGGTAAGCACAACCAATAAGCAGGAGAAGTAGAATAATGTACGCATTGTAATTATATATTTATGTTTATTTTCTTTTGGGCCTTGTCCTCAAAGATGAGGTGGAATATATCCTGTCCGCTTATTCTCCATGTAGAGGTTTTTGTTTTGCCATCAACGAAAAGGCGCAAATCCCCCTTGTTGATGAGTTCTGCTAACCTCGTCTGGCCAACGCCTAATAGACGTTTTGCCTGATTGTGTGAGAACGTCATTTTAGACATTGCACGCTCCACGTTGGCAATTTT